AGACGAGGCGAAGGTCTGCATCAACCACATCGGCTCACTAGATCAGAAGATTGGTTCCGCCCAGTTTAACCTGACGCAACTCCAAGGTGGTCGTGAGTTCTTCATGGCTCGCTTGAAGGCCGATCTGGCCGCAGAACCAGAGGCTGAATAAACACTTTTCGCTGGGCGGCGTGGGTTCAAAACCGTTCCGCCCCGTGCTACATTTACAAGATACAATTTGCTTAGGATCACAGACATGCCAGACGACGCGAGACTAGCACGAATTGAAACCAAACTCGACGAAATGGGCAAGGCTATTGTCTCACTTGCGCGTGTCGAGGAACGCATGGTCACGTTGTTTAATCGTCTGGACGCCATCGACAAAGACCGTGTGGCGCAGGGAGACCGCCTTCTCGCCGTCGAGGAAAAGACTGGCAACAACGGCGCAAGCCTGCGGTTCGCGGAGCGTGTCTTCTGGATCGTGCTTGCGGCGGTTGTCACGTTTGCGTTTAAGGGGGGGGTTTAAGGTGCGAGCATATTCAAAAAGAAGTTTGACCAGCCTAAGTGGCATTCATTCAGACCTGCGCCGCGTCATTGACCGCGCACTTCAGGATAGCCCGCTGGATTTCGCAGTGATCGAGGGTCTGCGCACTACGAAACGACAGGAGCAACTGGTCGCGTCCGGCGCATCCCAAACGATGAACAGCCGCCATTTGACTGGACACGCTGTTGACCTACTGCCGCTTGATCCGATTACGGGCAAGGGTGAGTTCGCTTGGCCGCTGTATGACCAGCTTGGCCCAGCCGTTAAGGTCGCAGCGAAAAAAGAGGGCGTCCCGATAATTTGGGGCGGCGACTGGACATCGTTTAAAGACGGGCCTCACTTCGAATTAGACCGTCGCGTCTACAGCGAGGATAAGTGGACGACAACAGAGGCACCTACACAGGGCCGCACAAGCGTAGCACAAAGTCGCACAGTGCAATCTAGTGTTGTGCAGGGTGCCACAGCCGTTGGCGGCGCTGTAGCGGCGTTAAGTTCTCTCGACGGGCCTGCGCAAATTGTCGTGCTAGGCGGCGCTGTCATCATTGCTGCCTTATCACTGTTTATTCTTAAAGAAAGACTGCGGGCGTGGGCTTCGGGATGGCGTTGATTTTTGCAAAGATAAAGCTGTATCTGTACGCCGCTGGAGCAGTGTTAATCGCTGTCGCAGGGGCGTATTTTCGTGGAAAGTCCGAAGAGGCCGCAGCCGAAAATGAAAGGGAACTAAATGAGTACGTCGAAACCCGTAAGCGCATGGACGCCGTGGACAGTGGCAGCGACCCTGATGATGCCCGCGCTTGGTTGCGCGCCCGTCAGCAGTCAGAACGCGATCTGTGACGGAACTGTATCGCTGCGTGATACACACGCGGACGCTCTACTTGAAGACGGCACAGGGCGTGCGATGACAACGGGAGCGGCACTTATCGCCGCTATAGACGCCGCTTGCGGGGACACTTAGCGTAGTTGCAAATTGTTCGGCTTTATTTAAGAATTAGACAGCCCGAACAATTCTTCTGGTTAAAGCTAACTCTGGCGTAAACCGAACTTTTGTGTATAATCTTCACATCAGGAGATTTGTGATGCCGTTTACTAAACTTCAATTCCGTCCCGGTATCAACCGTGAAACCACGTCCTACTCGAATGAGGGCGGTTGGTTTGACATGGACAAGGTTAGGTTTCGCTTCGGATATCCTGAAAAGATAGGCGGCTGGGTCAAGCAGTCTGTTAAGAGCTTTCTGGGCACTTGCCGAGCCTTGCACCCTTGGGTCGCACTGGACGGCTCTAACTATTTAGGCGTCGGCACTCACCTGAAGTATTATATAAACGAGGGTGGTGGGTATTATGACATTACCCCTATACGAGCTACAACTGCCGCTGGAGACGTAACGTTTTCTGCGAGTGCAAACACGATCTCAGCGAATGTAGGCTTTACAGATTCCGTCATATCCTTAACTTCGTCTTCTGGCTTTCCGTCATCTGGTAGAATCCAAATTGACAGCGAAATCATGACATATGCCAGCTTGAGCGGTAATAACTTAACCGGATGTACGCGCGGCCTTAACGATACGATTGCCGCGACACACACTTCTGGCGCTGCTGTAGGTTGTGCAACTCTGGTTGTGACAGACAGCAATCACGGCGCTTTGGAAAACGACTTTGTAACTTTTTCCGCTGCTGTTTCTTTAGGTGGAACGGTCACGGCAGACATACTGAATCAAGAGTATCAAGTCACTCAGATAATAAGTGACAGCAGCTATGAGGTAGACGTTCGCACTGTCAGTACAATTAGCAGTATCACCACAACGAATGGACTAAACCCAACGTATGTGTTCGCAACGTCCGCAGACTCAGGGAATGGTGGCGGCTCTATCGTCGGCACATACCAAATTAACACTGGTCTTGATACAACCATTACAGGAACTGGCTGGGGGGCTGGTTCGTGGAGCAGGGGCACTTGGGGTTCAAGTTCGTCTTTGCTAACGTCGGGTCAAACTCTTCGTATATGGTCGCACGATAACTTTGGTGAGGACTTGTTGATTAACGTCCGTGACGGCGACATATTCTACTGGGACAAGACAAACGGATTAGGAAGCAGAGCCGTTGAGTTGGCTTCTTTTGCGGGAGCCAATAAAGTCCCAACTGTTGCAAAGCAAATTATGGTTTCTGACCGTGATCGCCATGTTATTGCTTTTGGTTGCGACCCTGAAACTGACCCCGGCGTTCAAGACCCTTTGCTAATTAGATTTTCAGACCAAGAAAACATTTTGCAATGGCAGTCGCTGATTGACAACACCGCTGGTGATTTGCGGATCGGTTCAGGCTCTGAGATCATAACTGCACTGGAAACTAGACAGCAAATTCTTGTGTTTACTGACACCTCTCTGCACGCGATGCAGTACCTTGGGCCTCCGTTTACATTTGGCATCAACTCGATCTCCGAAAACATCACTATTGTAAGCCCATTGGCGGCTATCGCAGTGGAGGACAATGTTTTCTGGATGGGCAATCAGGAGTTTTATGTTTACGGCGGTGCCGTTCAGCGCGTTCCATGCTCAGTACGTGATTATGTCTTCTCTAACATCAATAACAGCCAGCTTGAGAAGGTCACTTCTGGACTGAACACTGCATTTTCTGAGGTGACTTGGTTCTATCCGTCAGCTTCGAGTAGCGAAAATGACAGCTACGTTACCTACAATTATGAACAGAAAATATGGTCTTACGGCTTAATGTCACGCACATGCTGGTTGAACAGAGGTGTGAACTTTAATCCGATAGCTGCTTCCCCAGACCATCACCTTTACTTGCAGGAGGTAGGCTTTGACGATGGTAGCGCAAGTCCAGCCACAGCAATATCGGCCTACATTGAAAGCAGTCAGATGGACTTGGGTGAGGGCGATCAATTCGCGTTTATGCGCAGAATGATACCTGATTTGACATTTAGGGACTCTACTGCACAAAACCCTCAAGCGACAATGACGCTAAAAGTCAGGAACTTTCCCGGTGGAAACTACTTGGATTCAGACTCTAGGGCGGTTGTAAGGACTGCAAGCATACCTGTTGAGCAGTTTACAGAGCAAGTATTTGTTCGGCTTCGAGGTAGGTCGTTTGCGTTCAGAATCGAAAGTGCAGACGCTGGTGTTGCATGGAGGCTAGGTTCGCCGCGTGTGGACATTCGGCCTGACGGGAGGCGTTAATGTCGCGCAACCTTACACTTCCGTTCTTTCCAGTACCCCCAGAGCAATATGATCATCAATATTTTGCTGAGGTTTTGCGATCATTCTCCATATACATGCAAAACATGCAGAATCCCGGTGAGGGCCGTAACACGTTTACGGTCTTTACTAATTTGCAGACAGACGACTCCGGCCTAGAAGTCGGAACAGTATTTAACCACGGTGGAGAATTGCGGGTTCCCGTAGTATATTCTCCATACGTTCAGGGATCACAAGCGGCAGGCTCTGTCGGAACAGCAACGGTGACAATCACATGACTGATACAATAATTACGATGTCAAACGGCTCTCAGTGGCGTCCATCTAGTAGCGCAGACACAGTTCATTGCATAAATTGCGAAAATCTTGTAGATACGCCTGAAGAAATTGCGTCCTACCCAGATGGTAACTGCCCAGATTGCGGTCAAAGTTGGACAGGATCGGAAAAAAGAAGTACAAATGTTCAGGTTACTATGCCTGAAGCCATTTCTGGATCAACGCTCTAGTATTTTTCAGGAACACTTGGTAACTTGAGGCAGATAATCACGAGGTCAGCACGATGCAAAACGCAGCACAATACGGGAGAAACGGCGACACAATGATGGCGCACCTCACTCCCGGTGAAACTGTCGTACCCGAACAAGTGTTGCAACAGAACCCTCAAGTGGCTCGCGGGCTTGGGCGTGCGTTCCAAGATGCAGGCGCTGATCCTAGCCGTTACGTTGTTGGCTCAGGCCAAAATAGCGTGAATCCCATGACTGGTCAGAAAGAGTTCTTTTGGGCTGAGATAGGTGATTTTCTAACAAAAGCTGTTTCAAACCCTTCAGTTCAGGGCGCACTTGGAAACGTCGCATTGCGTGCTATTCAGGGCAAAGACGTATCACTTCGTGACGCATTGCTTGGCGGTGCTATCGGCGGCGGACTTGGCGCTATGACAGGTCGTGGAACAGGAATCCCATTCTTGGACAATATGATGTCTGGCGCTGATTCAGACTCAAACATGATGGCAAGAATGATGGGTGGTTCTGGCTCTGTAGACGCTGCACAGACGGCAGGAAACAATCTAGCCCGTGAGCAGGCAATGGAAGCAGCTTCTGGGGGCGTAGATCGCGCCGAGGGCCTTATGGGCATTGGTGACTTCTTTGGCATTGATGCCTCTGAAAATGGCCTTGGTCGTATGCTGAACTCCAAGTTTGGTGAGTCTATTGCGATGGGTCTTGGCTCTCAGTTGCTAGATTCCCTGTTCAGTGAGGACGTTGATCCAGACCCATACGGCAATCTCGAACGATTCAATCGTGGCGCTGGGGAAAACCCGATTAACCTAAAGCCTCGCCCGCTTCCAGATCGTCGTGTCCCTGTTTACAGGAATGAAGGCGGTCCTGCTTATTACCCTCGCAGAAACGGTGGTATTATGCCGAGTGAAGGATCAGGGACAAGGGACGATGTGCCAGCGATGTTGACTGCTGGAGAATTTGTGATGACTCGTGACGCTGTAAAAGGCGCTGGAAACGGCAGCTTACAGAGTGGAATTAACAAAATGTACGGCATGATGAATAACCTTGAGAGGAAAGCGTAATGAGCGACTCTTCAGTAACCAGCACAACTATCCGTCAATTACCTGAGTACATGCAGGACTACGATGAGGCGTTGCTGGCGCAGATATTTGGAACGCCAGACGAAGACGGTGTGCTTCAGGGCGGCATTATGGATGCGGAAGCGTATCCAGACCTGTTTAACGTACCAGATTACGTTCAGGCTGGTGAAGACCCGTTACAGACTGCGGTTTACAACACGTTTGACACAGATGCAGAGCGTCAAGCATTCATGGACCGCGCTAACCCATACTTTATGGACGCTGATGGCGAGGCTCGCTACCTTCCAGACGCGGCAGACCAGTTTTCGACAGGTGCGGATACAATCGCTGGTGCGCTTACTGATTATCTTCCAGCCGCTCAAGATTACATAGATGCTGGGACGGGCGGGGTAAACGCTCAAGGGATTTACGACTCTGAACTTGCAGGCGCTAAAAGCCGAATTGATAAGAGCACGCAAGCCTTCAACGCTGCGGGAAGAGGTAGTGATTTATATAAAGGCGCTACCAACCTTATTAAGGCTGGAGATGATTTATACAATGTCAACTCTAACGCGTACAATGCTGCCCGTTCTAGAATTAAATCTGGGCAAGGCACATACGGTGTAAACGAGGGCAACCTTCGCAAGGGCACGGGAACTTACAATGTAAACAATAGTCTCTTCAACGAAGGCCGAAACCTTACGCGTGGTGCTCAAGGCGAATACGCCCTTAGCGGTGGGCTTGGCGACGCACGCGATGCCTTGTCTAAAGCTGGTGAAGGCGAATTTGGAGCGCGTGAAGCGTTTGATCGCGGCACTGGACGTGCGTTCGAATTGGCGGAGCAGGGACTTGGAAAGTTTGATCCTACCTCAGCAACTCAGGCATTTATGGACCCTTACAAGTCCCAAGTCGTTGATGCGGCTATGGACAGAATTACTCGTGAAGGGGCGAAGCAACGTCAGGCTGACTCTGCAAAAGCAATTGGCGCAGGAGCGTTTGGTGGCTCTAGGGCTGGTGTTCAGGCTGCGGAAACACAACGTGCCATTGAAGAGACAAAGCAAAGCACCATCGCAAATCTGATGTCTCAAGGTTACGACAAGTCACTAGCAAGTGCGATGTCCACAGATGAAGCGGCTCGTAAGCGTGCATTGCAGGCTTCTGGCCTGACAGGCGAACTAGGCGCTCGTGGTACAACCATTGAGCAGAAATCTTATGAAGATGCAGCGAATCGTGGCCTAGCGGCTGCAAGCACTTCTGCTGGCCTTTCTCAGAGTGAAGAGCAATTGCGCGCATCGGCATTCGCAGATGCAAAAGCTCGCGGCCTTACAGGCGCTCAATTGACGAACGCTGTAGCAGAAACCATGAACAAACTTGGCATGTCTGCTTACGAATCAGGTGCCACACGCACCATGAATAGCGAGCAAATGATCAACAGCGCGAAGATGAAGGCGTATGAGGACGGTAAGGCGCGTGGACTCACAGGTGCGCAGCTTGAGACTTCAGTTGCTAAGGCAGTTGAAGATGCTCGTCAAAGTTCATTTGAGGATAGAGAAAAGCGTCAGCTAATGGCTGGAAGCGAGCTTGCTGGCATTGCTGGAGACAGGCTTGGCACTGAGGCAACATCGTTTGAAAACGCTGAGGCCCGTATGTTGAAGGCGGCTGATCAATACCGTTCGATTGGACTTTCAGAAGCAGAGGCGAGAGCCAAATCGCAAGAGGACGAATACAAGCGCAATATGGAAGCTGGTCGCCTAACAGGTGGTCTTGGATCTACTGTAGGCCAACTTGGCGGCGCTCAGGCTGATATTGGCAGGGGCTACGGCGCATTGGCTGGAACGTCCGCTGACATTGGCTCTACATACGCGGGTATGGCTCCTGCTGACCTTAACTTCATGTACGGCCTTGGCGGCAAGTCTCGTGAATACGATCAGCAGTACAACGATTACGAGCGTCAGAATGCGCTTAACTACACTCAGGAGACTCTTGCTCCGTATAGCTACGCTCAGAACTTCCTGACTGGTGCTCCATCTGCTTCCATGTATGGTCAGTTTACGTCACAACCGTCGCAAGCTCCCAATCCATTCCTTCAGGGTGTAGGCATGTACGCCACATACCAAGGCGCACAATAAAAGAGGTCCATTATGGCTGATCCGTATGCAAATTATGTCAAGGCAAACTTTATGCCAGATGGTTCTGGAGATTATACTGGAACTTCAGTTCTGGAAGGTTTGTTCGGCCTAGAAGGCCCTGAGTCTGGTGGGCAGTTTGTTAATATACCCAGCTTCGACTCTTCAGTGATGGGTGGAAGGCGCGAGGAAATGCTCGCAGCTTTAGAGGAAATGGGGCTTGGCGATCCTTCTGTGGTTGAGGGGATTAGGAGCAGGACTTCTAAAGACAAGAGCCTATCAATTCCACTTGAGGGTCTTAATCCAGATGAGGGTGGGTTTTTCAGCACTGGAGGCCCATTCAAGTCGTTAAGCGGGGGGAAGTTTAACCTTGAGGGTGAAGACCTTGCGGGAATGGCAAGAGCGCGTCGTGAAATCCAAGATAATTCTATTGCTCCAAGATTTGATCAAGGCTTAGGAACAGGTAATCTCACTCAAGAGCAAATTTTGAAAGGTGAGGCTGAAAGAATTGCAGCAATGTCAGGCGATTCTTCTGTTTTTGATGAGTCTGGACTTGATGACATTGGCTCTTTTCTAGCATCACTAGACAACACAGAAGTAGAACCCACTGAAGCTCCGGTAGAAGAAGTCGATGACATCGACACTTTGATCTCTGAATCTGCTATGTCTGCTGAGGACAAACGGCGTATCGCTAGTAATGCTGCCGACGAGGAAGTAGTGATGGATCAATCGCTCACCCCAGTCGCCATTGAAAGTGGTTTTCAGGCTGGAATGCAGGACTACATGGCCGCGGCTGGAATTGATGACACTCCCAAAAAAGGCGAAACAAAAGAAGAGGCCCTTGAGCGTTACAAGAAAGAGTTCTCGGACGCTACCGGAATAGACGCAAGTGGCAAAGTGGACAAAAGCCGTGCTCTTATGGCCTTCGGTCTTGCTCTTATGCAAAATAAAGCTGGCAAAGGCTTTAATCTTGGGAAGATTTTTACGTCAGTTAGCGAGGCTGGTCAGGCAGCGTTACCTGCGCTAGATAAGGCAACCGCAGACGCTAAAGCTGCAAGAATTTCTGCTGGTAAATACGCATTGCAACAAATCAAATCGGATGAAGACGCTTCTGCGGCTATAAACGCATCTAATTTAGCTTATGCAAGAGAAGTTGCGATGGAAGAGTTGAAGGCTGAAAACAAAATAAGAGAAGAGATAGCCAAGGCGGAATTAGAAGGTCAAGATTTTGACATAGGTCAGGGCGCTTACACTACTAAATGGAAAATTGGCAGTGAAGAGGTTGGTATCAGACGTGCGGTCAACCCTAAAAATCGCAGATCAATTTATGTAGACCCATCGTCTGTGGTAAATAGTGTTGCTGGTGCGTACAATAAAACCCTGAATGGCCTTGAGACCATCAACCAGATGGGTAGCGTTATAGATATTTTAGATGAGGCCCAAAGAAACCCCGGCGGCACGACTGGAGCACTTTTAATTGATAGGGCGCAAGGCGTTCTTTCCTCTATGGGTTTAGGGTCTCCAGAAGCATTCTTTACTGACGTTGACGCCCTCGTTGCGAGCGGAGAGCTTCCAAATGAATTCAAAGGGATGTCATTGGAGTCTAGTTCAGGCACGCTTCGCCGCGCTTTAATCTTGAGGTTTAAAAGATTTATGTCTCAAGAAACTGGAAACGGTATTTCAAATGTGGACGTAGAAAACCTTGAGGGTGCTTCTGGAAAGTTTGCTGCATTTACTAACGTAAATGAATCTCGCGCTGCACTTAGTGAGCTTAAAACCTTATTTACGGGATCGTTGAATACGTTAGATGCTGAGGTCGCAAGACTTAACGATCCCAAGCAGTATCTTACTTATGGCGAAGAGAATAACTACCTGTATGATGAAACTATGGAGCAACTTCAGGCTTCTTTGAGTAAAAGATCACCTTGGAGAACGGCGACAACGCAAAACGGCGCGACTTCTTTTGATGTGAGGAACTAAAATGCCTACCATTACAGTAGACACTTCTATCGGACCTGTGAATTTTGAGATCGAAGGGGATTCGCCAAGTCCTATAGAATCAACTAGAATCAATCGCATTCTGGCAGAAGAGATACCTGAAATGGTTTCCGAACAAAGAGTCGCAAGCGGTGCGTCTTCAGGAGAGTCGGAATTTGACACTGAAACTGGCATTACAAACAACAAGCTAAGGCGACAACTTGCTGGCGCTGAGACAGCCACAGAAGAAGAAAATGTTCTTGGTCGTTTTGGGTTTCGAGAAGGCGACTATACTAGAGACAATCGTGGCAATTTAGCGATTACGCCAGAAGGCGCACTTTTGCTCGGCATAGAGACAAACAAGCCCATCATGATAGATGAAAGCGGCTTTAGCTTGTCTGACTTGCAAGACTTTGTGGGTGCTGCTGGAGAAGAAGTTGTTGGTGGTATTGGCGGCGCTATCGCTGGTCAAGCTGCTATTCCTATCCCCATCTTAGGCGCTGCTATTGGCGCTGCTATTGGTGCTGGGGGAGGTAAGCTAGTTGAAGAGGGTGTAGAGACTCTGCGCGGAACTCAGGAACAAACACTTGGTGAGGTTGGTAAAGACGCACTTGTCGAGGCGGCTATTGCTGGCGCAGGTGAGGGTATCTTTGGGGTTGTTGCTAAGGGCTTTGGTGCCGTTGCGGGGCGTGGACGTGTTGGAAGTAAGCTAGACCCTCAGACTCAAACGGATGTAGCTACATCAATTGAATCTGGATACAAACCGTCTTTGTCAGCAATGGGCGCAAACTCACTCGTTTCAAGGCAGCAAGCTCTAGCTGAAAAGGCTTTGGGAACTTCCAAGAGGCTTCGTGAGAACCACGATCAGGTCATGACGGACTTGGGGAAATTGCGCTCTTACGGCGCAGATGGTGGTGTTGATATTGAAGCTACTGCGACAATTTTGACCAATGCTGTTGAGGCTGGTGATAACTTCGTCTTGCAGTCTGAAAGGATGGCATCTGAGAACCTGCTCAAACATATGGATGACATAGCTGTCAGCATGGGCAAGGTAGCCAAAAAAGACGGCTCCTTGGACGCTGACATACAAAACGCATTTGTGGGGGCTTATAAGGCTTTTGATGACAAGGTTAAGGAAAAGTATGCCAATATTGAAAACCTCACAAACAGTGCTCTTGGTGACACTGCCTTGTTCAACACTCGCGGCCTGAAAGCTGACGCTAAGTTGGAATTAGACAGGCTGGTCGCGGCTAAGTCAGGTAATCTTGGTAAGTCCAGAATGGCTGTTGATGAGCTAATGAGCTTGCCAGACGATGCTTCATTTACTCAAGTCTACAAAGCCCGAAAAGCTCTTAATGACACATGGATGGACAGCAATTATGGCTCTGCCAGTGTAAAGTTAATGAAGGACAAGTTTTTAGACAAATTAGATGCTTTTGCGAGTCCTGATGCCGTCAAGAATGCAGTCCGAAGAAAAGCTGCTCGTGATCTCACTACAGACGAGAAGCGTCTAATGGTAACGGTAGCTAAGGAGATTCCCAAAGCCAGAGAATTCTTCCAGCGTGGCATGAATAGCTTTGAGAAAGTTCGTGACGCTGCCAGCTTGAAGAGCCTGAATAGCGCCGTAAAGGAGGGGAATGAGTTAAACCCCAAAAACGCGTTCAAGCGACTAATTCAGAATGACAATCCAAAGCTCCTCAAAGATGCTCGTCAGGTTCTGAAAGACGACATGTTCGAGCCATTGCGCGAACGTGCTGCTGGAGAATGGATGCGCAAAGCAATGCAAGATTCAGGCTCAACACTTGACGCAACAAAAAAGTTTAGTGGCAGCGTATTTAAACAAAAGTTAGATGCCCTTGGTAGTACAGCCGATGAATTGTTTGGTTCACAAATAGGTCAGGTTCGCAAGCTCGCAGATCAATTAGACTCTTTGTCCCTGACCAGAGTAGATAAAAATGTAATTGACGACTTTATCGCTTCAGGTGGTGATGTAGCAGGTGTTGGACTTCTAAAAGACGTAAGAGATATTCTTGCAGAAAAAGTGCAGTTTGACAAAGCTGTTCTGGCAAGAAAGCTACGGGCTGGGTCATTGATGCCAGATGAGGCGGCTGATTTATTGGCAAGCCCGTCGGTAAAGGGCAACGATATAACGAAGCTATCAAAGTTCTTCGATAATGCACCACAAGAAATGGCCGAGATTAGATCGTACTACATGCAGAATCTAATAGGTGACTTCGAGTCCAGTTTCATGACTGATAAGAAGGCTTTTAGGGCGCTTGCAGATCGACTTGTAAAGGCCAAAAAGTCTGGAAAACTAGACGCTATTTTCCCCAAGGAAGAAGCAGATGCAATAGAGTTGTTTGGGAAAAACATGCAAGTTCTTGGAAAGTCTGCCGAAGGCGGTGATTTGGTCGCCGCAAACATTGCAGCAAATCCACTTGAAAACATAGGAACAATTGCGCGACTGGGCCTAGTAGGTCAAGTTCTTTCCACTGGTCCGTTTTACACGTCATTCGCTGCTAAATACGGAAAAGAAGCAGCAAAGGAAAAGACAAAAAAAGGAAAGATGCAGGTGTTTCTAAATGTGCTAAATGACACTTCTCAGTCATTTGCGAAACAATCTACCGCTCGTGGTGCATATGGCGTGGGTTCAGCGGTGTCTGACGAAACTGACTTCCAAGTTGACAGGATCAAAAGCTCCCTAGTGCCGTCTTCACCATCTGTAAGCCGAACAAGTGTTCCAGTTCCTGAAGTCTCCCCGGTAAACGATATGTCAGTTACGCCATCAAGCCCTCAAGGTTCCATCAGGGAACGCGTAAGGGATAACCCAGCACTAGCTGCGTCATTATTAGGCGGACTTGATAACGTTGGATTTCTCTAGTCGTCAATGACAGATGCCAATCCACCGATCCCTGAAGCCGCAGGGGTCGTGTAGGCAGGCTTGACACTAAGATGAATGTTCTCGTATGTTTCTTCGATCATACGCGCAAGCTGACGACCAATCGCACGATCCTCGTGATCTGCAATAGCTACCAGCTTATCATATGCGTCTATCGAAACGCCTACGGACTTGTATTTTCCGGGGTTTGGCATGGAGGTTCCTTCCCATAAATGGCTTTCCCTAGTGTATATAATCCCAAGCTGCGTGGGTCAAGGCCCAAGTACGGAAATAAGAAAGTAACCATCCAAGGAATCAAGTTCGATTCCAAGTGGGAGGGTGAGCGCTATCTGTACCTGAAGTCCCTCGAACGTGCGGGAACAATCAAAGACCTTGAGCTACAAGTTCGATTCAACCTGATGGTTAATGATCAGAAGATATGCGCGTACATTGCCGACTTCTGTTACAACCGAGAAGACAACAACGGCGCTTGGCATTATATAGTAGATGACGCGAAGGGCGTTGAAACCCCTGAATTCAAGCTGAAAAAGAAGCTCATGAAGGCTTGCTTGGGCATAGATATTCTCCTTTCCAAAAAAAGTTCTTGACGCCACCCCATGTCATATGGTTATAGTTGGGACTCTAGTAACCTAAGCGGAAAGGAAACGACATGAATAGTCATGAACTGTTTGAGCGTCGAAATGAGATCAAGCAAATTGCATCTGAATTGCGCGTTGAGCTTAAAGATGTCGAGGAGCAGCTATCAGATGAATTTCTGCCAGCAGCAAAAGAAGTTTTGCGCAATAATGGCAAAGACTTTGGCACTGCCCAGATTGCAGTAGGCAATCACAGGCTCAAGGTCACTGTTGGCAAGAAGGTCACATGGGATCAGGACAAGCTGCGTGACACGCTGAACAATATGTCGCCAGAGAATGCGCAACATTATGGCAAGCTGACGTTTGCCGTGGAAGAGCGTAAATTTACAGCGGCTCCCCCTGTAATCAGGGAAGAGCTTGAAGATTGCCGCACAGTTGAAGTGGGCGCAGTCAAAGTAGAGGAGATTGAATAATGGCTCTGCAAATCATCACAGCCGATCAGCGCCTTGCTGAAAAGAAAGGCCACAAGATTGTCGTATGTGGTTCAAGCGGTGTGGGTAAAACCACACTTGCTCGCACCCTCAACCCAGCAACCACCCTGTTCATGGACTTGGAAGCTGGAGATACGGCAATTGAAGGGCATCCTATCGACGTTGTGCGTCCTCGCACATGGGTGGAATGCCGCGACCTTGCGTGTTTCTTGGGCGGTGCGAATCCGTCACTGTCTGAAGACCAGCCATACGGCCAGTCGCATTATGATTATGTGGCCGCAATGTACGGTGATTCCTCAGACGTGTGGAGCAAGTACGATACGCTGTTTGTGGACTCTATCACTGTAGCGGGTCGTTTGTGCTTCCAGTGGTGCTTACAGCAGCCTGAGACGCGCTCTGAGCGGTCTGGTAAGGTTGATACACGCGCAGCCTACGGAATGCACGGACGCGAGATGATGTCGTGGCTCACGCACATCCAGCACATCCGATCAAAGAACGTGATCTTTGTTGGCATTCTAGACGAGATCACTGACGATTATGGTCGCAAGCAATACAACATGCAGATCGAAGGTGCCAAGACTGGACGTGCATTGCCCGGTATTGTTGATGAAGTGATCACTATGGCAGTTCTGACAGGTGATCATGGGCAGTATCGTGCCTTTGTATGTCAACCTCTGAACGAATGGGGCTATCCAGCCAAAGACCGTTCTGGCAGATTAGACGTTCTCGAAGAGCCGCATCTTGGCAAGCTGATTGAAAAGATGAATAACGGCTCACCATTAACCGACAATGATCTAACATTTGTCGATCCCACAACTCAAACTTCTAGCGAAGGAGAAGCATAATGCTTAATTTCAATAATGTACCCGTAGACGAAAACCCAATGAACCAAGAGTTCAGCCTAATCCCGAACGGCACAGTTGCTCGCGCAGTTGTCCTCGCTCAGATGGGCGACATTGAACTTCCTGAGTTCGGTCAGGGCCAATGGTTCAAGCGATCCGCAAGCACAGCGGCCAAGTGGATGAATCTTGAATTTGCCATTATTGGCGGTGAGTTTGATCGTCGCAAGTTCTGGCACAGCATCTTTGTTGATGGCGACAAGATTGGCCCAAGCGGTATGCCTCTTGCCAAAGAGATTGGCCTGCGCACACTCAAGTCAATTGTTGAAAGCGCACGTAACATTGATCCTGCGGATATGTCGCCACAGGCCCAGCAGAACCGCAACATTAGCGGAATGATGGACTTGAGTGGCATGGAGATTTGTGCCAAAATCGGCGTCAAGAAAGGCACAAACGGTTACAAAGACAGTAATCAGTTGATGGCCGCTCTTACGCCTAATAATAGTGAATTCCTGCCCCAAGGAAGCATCCCGCCGCAGCAAACACCCGCTGCCTCCACGTATGCTCCTCCACAAGCTCCTGCGCAAAATAGCGGCGCAGTTCCTTCTTGGGCGCAGAAATAACATAGCGGCAAGGCCATTCCGCGCCTGCTAGAACACGGACGGGGGGCCGTGGCCGCTAATCCCCCCATTTTACTATTCTAGCAAATAGGTATAATTATGTTGCTCAGACCCTATCAAGAGGTAGCTGTCTCCGACGCATGTAAAGCGTTAGACAAGCACAAGAACACTCTCGTTGTCGCTCCCACAGGTGCTGGCAAAACCATCATGCTTTCTGCTCTCGTTGGCAAACGCCACAAAAAAGGCAAACGCATTCTGGTCATCCAGCACAGAGATGAATTGGTGACGCAAAACGAGGCTAAGTTCAAAAAGGTTAACCCGTACATCACTACAAGCATTGTAAACGGAACAGTCAAGCACTGGGACGGTGATGCCATTTTCTCGATGGTTCAAACAATGTCTCGTGATCGCAACCTGCGTGACCGACCTGTATTTGACATGGTTGTGGTCGATGAGGGCCACCATGCGGCTGCTGACACCTATCGTAAGGTCATCGACGCCGTTCGCATGGATAACGAAAACGCTGAGATCGTAGGCTTTACTGCAACGCCCAACCGTGGTGATGGCAAAGGTTTGCGGGAGGTGTTCAATAACTGCGCACACCAGATTGAAATGGCGACTTTAATCCGTGAAGGGTTTTTAGTCCGTCCAAAGTCATACGTTGTTGACCTTGGCGTAAACGATCAACTCGACAGCGTGACCCGCCGTGGCAAAGAGTATGACATGGAAGAGGTCGCGGCCATTATGGATCGCCGCGTGATTAACGAGCGCATCGTAGACGAGTGGCAAGAGAAGGCAGGGGATCGCAAGACCGTTGTGTTCTGCTCAACAGTCGCTCACGCCGAACACGTCTGCGAGGCTTTCCTGCGCGCTGGGATCAAAGCTGATTTTGTGACAGGCGAAACGCCCAAAGACGAACGCGCTAAGATGCTGCACGATCTTGAGTTTGGCGACATGCAAGTGATCGTAAACGTCATGGTTCTGACAGAGGGCTTTGACGCGCCGCCAGTGGCTTGCATCGTACTAACGCGCCCATGCTCACAAAAGGGCACAATGGTTCAGATGATTGGGCGTGGACTGCGCATCGTTGATCCTGAGCTATACCCAAACACGATCAAGACTGATTGCGTGGTTCTGGACTTTGGCACATCAATCATTACGCACGGCGCTCTTGACGAGACAGCCAACTTGGATGGCGCTGTCAAAACAGGCGAGGAGGGCGAAGCTCCAACGAAAGTATGCCCTAATTGCGACAGCGAAGTTGCAGCAAACACGCGCACCTGTCCGATATGCGAACATGTGTTCGAGTCTAGAGAAAAGAGCGAACTATCAGATTTCGTAATGACAGAATACGATCTAATGCAGCTATCCCCGTTCATGTGGATTGACCCGTATGGGTACGGCACTGCTATGATGGCTACAGGCTTTAACGGATTCTCTTTGGTCGGCAAGGTAGGTGACTACTGGATCGCTATCGTGAAGGCTCAGACAGGACGTGCGCGAGTAGTGTCTATTGGTGAGAAGGTTCAAGCTATGGCTGCGGCTGATGACTTCCTGCGGGAGATCGAAGACAGCACGGCTGCGAACAAGTCTAAGCGCTGGCTGAACCAAGCCGCATCGCCAAAGCAAAAAGAATTACTGCGCAAGAACGGTGTGCAGGTAAGTGAAATGGATTTCTCATGGACAAAGTACAAAGCTGCTTGTTGTTTGGGCTACTACTTTAACCGCAAACAGATTGATCAGATTATCGCAGATCAGCACAAGAAACTAATTGGAGAATAACGTGGCTAAAATGGACAGAGATGAAATTCTATACGAAGCTGAGGCTTGCATAAGCCATGATCGCGCGGCTATTCACGGAAATGCAGAAGACAGCTTCCAAACCGTAGCGGAGGGCTGGAACTGGTGGTTAAGCAACCGCCAGCTTCCTGAAGACCCATTGTCGCCAGAGGACGTTGCCATGATGCTCGCGTTGTTCAAAATTGCGCGCATATCTGGCAATCCAAACCATGAAGACAGCTATGTGGATGCGATTGGATACCTCGCGCTTTGTGGCGAAATCTCGATCAAGGATCAGTAATGCCACGCTTTGAGATGTATCTTTTCATAGTCGAAGCAGACGGGGGCAGGATAGAAAGCACCGAAGCTGAAGTGATTTGCTGGGTTAAAAACAGCAACGATATAGACGAGATTAAGGACGTAGCAAATAAAGTCATTGCTGAAAAAATAAAGACATCCGAGCGTGTGATCATGTTTGGAACAGCAATGGTTAAAGTGAGGGGCGAAGACATCATGGACTTGGGGTTTAGAAATAACGATCTTGATCCAGATGAAGTCAATAGCGTAATAAGTTTGATAACAGCAGAAGAGGGGTCAATACATTGAGTAACATGGACGCAGCGCCAGAGCCGATGAAAGAACTGGCACACATATTGGGGATATTCGGTTGGAGTACAAGTTTTTCTGATCTTACAGAAGAGCAAGTCCACACCCTAATTTTTGGAATTCAAGAATCAAAACGTCTAGCAGCGGAGATAGCAATTGGAAAACTCGAAGAAACTTACTTTAAGTCAACAGGCACTTGGCCGTCTACCTCAATCCCATTCTAAGGTTGATCCCATTGCAGAGCAGATTACTGCGGCAGTGGACAAAGCAATTTTGGACGGCGAGAAAAAGAGAGAGCGCAGAAAGTATATCGGCGCATCAAGTATCGGTGACGAATGCTCACGCAAGATACAGTACCGTTACCTGAACTACCCAATTGACGATAACAAGGCTTTTACGGCCCGTACACTGCGCATCTTTCAGTTTGGGCATGAGATCGAGGACTACGCATCAAAGTGGCTCAGAGACGCTGGTTTCGACCTGCGCACGGAAGACAAGAACGGTGGGCAGTTTGGTTTCTCTATCGCTGATGGTGAGATCAAGGGACACATTGATGGCGTTGTCTGTGATGGCCCCGTCGATATGGCCTATCCTGCACTATGGGAATGCAAGTCCGCGAACGACAGCAAGTTCAAAGCGTTCGTAAAGCATGGCGTTGAGAAGGCGAACAAAACCTACGCAACTCAATTGGCGCTTTATCAAACGTACATGGATTTGAGCGAAAATCCCGCATTGTTTACAGTGGTCAACAAAAACACCTCAGAAGTGTATTACGAATTGGTGCCCTACAATGCGAAGCTGGCCCAAGAGGCAAGTGACCGCGCTGTCAATATCTTGACGGCTGCAAAGGCCAATGACATTCTGCCGCGTGTTGCTCAAAGCAAGGATTTCTTCTTATGCAAGTTCTGCGAGTTTCGTGAAACATGCTGGAAGGATTAAAATATGGGGCGCGCTTGGTGGGCGGCACCCCATATTTAGTAGTTAAGTCGTGGACAGGGACAAGATAATGAACATTTTAAGTTTTGGCAAGACTGCGAGAGAGGTCGCAGAAAGAATTTCAAGTGAAGTTCCGCGTAGTGTGCAGTTGCAAGCACTGGTAGATACATACCCCGCAGGCGTCCGAAGAGGTAAGGAGTTTTTCATTGGATCGCTGAGAGGCGAGGCCGGAAAATCCTTGGTTATTAACATTGATACGAGCAGTCCGTGGTTCTTGAGCGGCAAAGACTTTGAGTCAGGGGACGGCGTTGGCGGCATCTCAAAGATATTAAAAGAAGGCCGTGGATATTCCCTTGCCGAAACCTTTGACCATTTCAAGGATTGCATCTCGCAGGACTACGTTGCTCCACCTGTCAACATTGTTAAGCCGAACAATCCAGTGAACTTTTCGGTGACGGCAACTCCACCGAATACTCCAGAGCCGCAGCAACCCGAACAAAAGCGGTCTATCAACCCCAGCACACCATTTGAGAGCGAATACTCCTACACTGACGCTGACGGCGTAGTCCTCGTTACGGTTCGCAAATACTTTGATCGTGACGCAACCGGAGAAATTGTTCGGGATAGCGCCGGGAAGCCAAAGAAACAATTCCGTCAGTTCATGGATGGCCGTCAAGGTATTCCTGAGCCTAGACCGCTCTACAATATCCCGAACATTTTGGGCGCGGATAAGATTATCTGGGTCGAAGGCGAGAAATGCGCTGACGCTCTGACTGAGCTAGGCTACGCAGCTACCTGTACTATCGGTGGCGCGGGTATGCTTTCTGAGAACACGGCGCAGAAGTTTGATTTTACTCCACTGCGCAACAAGGAGGTCATTCTGTGGCCTGACAATGATGACGCTGGCAAGAAATTAGCGCGTATTGTCGAAGCTGGAGCGAAAGAAGCGGGTGCTAAAACCACGCTGACATTGAAAATCCCATCAACCAAAGAAGAAAAGTGGGATGCTGCGGACGCTCTTGATGAGGGCTTTGACATTGAAAAGTTTATCAAGTCGCAAGAAAGCAAGATTAAGAAACCAATCTCCCTGCTTGATGACAGCCTGCTGATTGACAAATACTTCGTTGGTAAGCCACCAGAGCAAAAGTTTCTGATCGCTGACACAATCCCACTTGGCGTTCCATGCGTGTTTGCCGCTGCGGGTGACAGCGGTAAGGGTATGATGACGCTCGACCTCGCAATGAAGATCGCATCCGGTACGCCAATGCAAAACTCGTTCGGTGGCACCGTGTCAGAACATGGCGATGTAATTCTGATTACTGCGGAGGATGATAAGGACGAGATGCACAGACGTATTTCGCGCCTCGATCCTAAACGCGCTAGGGAAAGCTATGCTCACAAGCTGCGTGTTCTGCCGCTGCCAAACCTCGGTGGCGTATTTCCCATTATGCAGAAGTTCGACAACAGCTATCTTATGGGCGAAGAGTTTTCACGCATCTATGACCAAATGCTAGAACTATCAGAATTAAAGCTAATCATCATTGACCCTATGGCATCGTTTGTTCACGCAGATGTAAACGCTGATCCGGCTGCGGGTGCTGCGTTCATGGGCTTACTCGCTCAGATGGCAACAGAAACTGGCGCAACTGTCATGGTAAATCACCACATGGCAAAGATCAAAGACAACGAGCCAATCACAACACCGGAGCAAGCGCGTAACCTTATTCGTGGTACGTCTGCTATCGTTGATGGCGTCCGCTCTGCATTCGCAGTCTGGTCTGTTGATGAGGGCACAGGCAAGCAACGCTGTCGTGATCTTGGTGTGGAATACTCGCGTAATGCAGCGTTTGATGGCGCAGTCGTAAAGTCAAACGGCCCAGCCAACCGCGACATTCGTAACTTCATTCGTGATCCTAATACCGGATTGCTTGTGGATAGATCGGCTGACCTGCGCTCACTGCTTATGTCTCAAGCGACAAGAGATCGCGTGGCTCACGTCGTAGACTATATTCGTATGCGTGAAAACGATGGACGCGCAGTTACCCTCGGAGGTGCGGACGATGGCGTTTATAACACCGCAGTCCTCACTCCGCCACAAGAGCCGTGCGTGATTGTTATCCAAGGACTCGGCGTAACAACTGTTAAGGACACTGTTAAAATTGCGCTAACTCAGGGCCTCATTCGCAAATACTCACTGTCAACTGGCGGAACAGAAAAGTGGCTCGGCGTTGTCGGTGGCCCACTGTCATGCGGTGAATACGAACGCCAGACAGGTAGAGATAATCTTTGACAACTGTGGGAGTATATGGTAATTACACTACATCATATAGGAGAAATGAAATGATTCATGTATTTGAAACAAAAGCGCCGTCATTAGATCGCGCGCAAGAACTGGTCGGTGGATTAGTTGAGATGGTTCGATCACCAACTAACCCAGACATCCAAGTTCTCGTTAATGAAGAGGGGCTTCTAAAGGGGCTACCCTTCAACGAAGAGGCTTCAAAAATGTGCGACACAGGCATCTTAGGCGATGCAATCATCCTGAAAGGGGATGCCAAATGGACGTAAAGGAAGCATCATGAATATGCAAAAATACCAAGACACGTACAGGACGCTGTGGCTTGCGCAGAACGAGCGTGATCGGGAGAAAAGACCCAAGTTAAGAACGCCTCGGCTTGCCTCAACAGCGCACTACGGCAAGATGGGCGGCGCTCCGAAGGTCTTGGAACTTAGCCCGAAGGCTGTTCTGGTGAACAACATGCTGAACCAAGGCATGTCCACGGCGTCTATAGCCTTGATCTTCGGCACGTCAGAGCGCTCCGTTACTCAGATGAAGAGCAGGTACAATCTTCCTAGAAAGAGTACAGCTTGAGTAAAAAGCGAAACTTTCGCTGCCCCGATTGTTGGCGGTGCTATCCAAATGCAGAGGCAGTGGAGCGACACCGGACGAAAATGGAAGGCCGCTGCATCGACAGCGCGCCTGCATACGTCGCAGGCAGGATCAAACACGAACGGGCAAAGTATGCCGAAGCATTG